TACAAAAACTAACGCAGTTCCGCCTGAACTTGCGTGTCCGATACATTTTCCAAAAGCTGCTGCACCTGCTGCGCCTGATTGGATTGTGTGCGCTACTGAACCTGCGATTACATAATCTCCATCACTGACATCATCTGCACAAGCTAAATACTTCAACCCGTAGAGCATGACTTTAATCGTGCCTCCAGATGCGTAGTTTGCTGACCCGTATGCTATGCCTGTAATGTTTTTCAAAGCGCCACCGGCGATTGCTATCCCGCCTGAAATTGTAACTGTTTGTCCACCTGTGATGTTTCCTCCATTGCTGAAACTGTAAACTAATCCTTCTCCATAAGGGCTTCCGATTATTTCCATTTGAGTATGGTAAGTGTTCATTGTCGAACCAGTGTTAGTTGTGTTCTTGAAAAACGCAGGAGTTGCTCCGGAGAAATGCTCTGATGCTTCAAGTTCTTGGGCTCTCCATTCACCTCTATCCATTCCGTCATTTAAATTATTGTTTGCCATCTATTTCACCTCAAAAATGAATACCACAACTTTATGTTGTGGTGATTTTTGCTATCGCTAAGTCCCTTACGATGTGTGTGGTGAATCTTTGTGTTACAACAACTCCTGACAAGTCGTGTGTAACGTCGTCGTATCTTTCAATGGTTAGCGGTCTTTTGTCTGCCATACAGTATGCAAATCTTGGGTCAAAGACATAAGCGTAGTTTGTGTAAGTTGAACTTGGTGCAACATTTGGACTGAACAAAATTACATCCATTCCTGGAACTCTCCCTACGAGCCCGTTGATGAAAGTGCTTCTGTCTCCGAGTTTATCTGCTTCAACGTAAGTGTCGATGTTTTCCAAATCCATTGCAACTTTTGGTCCAACAAACATTTTAGTTGGCTTGTAGTCGTTTTCTCTGAGATTCTTTTTTGCTTCGTTTATGTTTTGCACACCCAATGCGCCAGTAACTGAAACCGCGTTGTTTGAATTTGCGTTGTCTAAAGCATCACTGAGTATTATTTTATCCTCATTGTAGCCCATTTCAAGTCCTGCTTGTCCGATGTTATGCAAAATCAAGTCCCATTTTGCGTCTTCCTGCATTTCTTTTGTAACTAATGGTCTGACTCCGTATTTTTTTGGTTTCATGTTAAATGAAGTGAAGTCAACTACTTTGATTGGAACTGCTCCGCCTTCAGCTATTCTGTTTACTTTCATAGTCAATGGAGTTGATAAATCCACGTCAACACTTGAACCTGGAATGCTGTCCGGTCCTATAATGAAAGCTGCCTGTCCTCTTCCTATTCTTTCCCTCAAAGGAGGTGCGATTAACGTATCGTAAATCTTTTTTTGAATTAAGAGGCTTCCTTCTGTTCCTGCATCTCTTGTTAACAATTCTTTTATAATTCTTGCTTCATGTGTCATTTAATCACCTCAAAATTTCACAGACACTATACTGAATCCGGTTAGAGCTGTTGCTGCTGTAATGGCTCTCCCGATTCCTCTGTATAGGTTGCCTGCTGCACTCCCTGTTATTGGCAAAACCATGTTGCCGTATCCTGCATCTGCTACAACAAAACCGCCTGATGTGATTGCTGTTGAGCCGCAAGGCAGGATATAAGTTCCTTGGGTTGCGAATGCTACTTCATTTCCTGAAGTTGCTGTAGTTAAAGCAATTCCGAAAGCCATTCCTGCTGTGTCTGTCTTTTTTACAACTATGTCTTCGTAAGCGTAAGTTGAAGTTCCGCTTCCAACTACATCTGCTCCGCTTGTCCAAGTTATTAAGTCTCCGCCTGAAATTGTGCCTGCTGCTTTGGCAGAGAATGTTCTTCCCATGTCATCTAACATTAAAAGTCTGTCGTATGCCATTCAATCACCCTTTTACCTTGATGTTTTCTGGAACTGTTTTAGGTGCGTCTCCGTAGATTAACCTGTCATCTGTGCTGTAGATGTCTAATCCGTGCGGAGTCCTTTCCCTAATCAAGTTGTCTTTAACTTTTTCGGTTTCGATTGAACTTGAAACAATTCCTTTGCTTTTTGGTTTTTCTCTTAAAACCTTTAATTCTTCTTTAACTACTTCTCGAAGTAATTTTTTTATTGATTCAGAAGTTTCCGCAGGCTTTTCTGGCTCTGCGGGTTTTTCTTCTGGTTTTTCCTCCGGCTTTTCCTCTGGTTTTTCCTCTGGTTTGTCTTCTGGTTTTTCTTCGGGAGTAGTTTCTGGCTTTTCTTCTTCTGTCATTAAATCACCTTTAAGTTTTTCAGTTATCGCCTGACTAATCGTGGCGTTTTGTACGCCTTGAAGTGGAGTAATAGTTAATTCAAGGAATGTAATTCCCTCTGCTACAAGGGGAGAGTTTGCATCTTTTTCATTCTCTCGGTATAATTTTTCTACTTTTGCGCCAATGGAGACATTTTTAATTCTTCCGTCTTCAATCATTTCTTTTATTTCTTCATCCATTATGTGCCCTTCATACAGTACTTCGTTTAACGAATCATTAAACGAAGATGTTGTAGTCCTGCCCACCAAAGCGTCAACTTCGTTCCGGTGGTCTTTTAGAATCGGTCTGTCTGCCAAAGTCGGAGCTGCTTCCTTCAATGCTTCGCTTGTATATTTAATGTTATTAAACGACACTGACGCATCAATTGCCACTCCGCTTATTTTCATTGGAGATTTCTTTCCTGATTCTCTTTTTTCTTGAATTTGGCTAATTGGCGAAACGTATTCTATAATTAAATTCTCAGCTATAATTGAAAGTGATTCCTTTCCCGGAGCGTGTCCGAATTTCTTTTTGTAAGCAGAAACTGCAATTGCATACAATTCTGAATCAGTGTAAGGTTTTCCCGTTCGGGGGTTCTTTTTTCCTTTGTTGGATTTTTTTATTCCATCTAAAATATCGTCAAATGCTTTTGGCATGGTTTCACCTTATAAAAAATCTTTTTTCAACTTCTTCTCCTCTAAATTTTAATTCAGAGGGCTTTCTCACTCCTGTTTGGAAATGATAATGCTGTCTTTGCCTGACCAACGGAGCTTTTGTTCCCCTGACAGTGAAGCTCGTTAGCTTTGCGCCTTGTATTCCGGCGAAAGTTCCTCTCAGTTTGTTTGCGTTTCCCTGAAAGTTGGTGTTTGCTTTGGTTGTTGTTTCCCCTTCTCCTGGCTCGTTTACTTCTCCTTCAAAGTTTCCTAAAACAAACCTGTCTTCTTCATCCAATGCCTTGTAGCCTGAATTGCATCTGTGCATGTAATCTGATTCATATTCGTTAGATGAGAAAGTCTGGAGGCAGTTTCTGCATATATTTAATACCATAATAGATTAGAAAACTATTCTACTTTATTAATCTTTCCACTCATTTCAAGTAAAATTTCGTCTTTTTGTTTTTGGCGCAGTTTGACGCACTCATAACAAACCGACCTCAAGTGCCTGCCTTTTTCGTTTAAATACTGCAACACAATAAACCCTGTGTTTTTTCCGCCGCAAGCAATTCCGTCCTGGCATTTTGGTTTTGAGGTCAGGGGTTCATTCATCTTCAAACGCTTCCTTTTCGACTAATAATTCTTCGGGTTCGGCGGAAGTTAATTTGCATTCATTTGGCTGGAGGTCTTTTTGCCTTCTTGTCCCTCTTGTCGAACCCGCCCTTGGGTTTGCTTCCAGGGGTTTTTTCAGTTCCATCTTCTCCCTCTTGGTTTTGTCTTTGTTGATTCAATTGCTTCATTTTTTCCCTGTCTTCAGGGGTAATGTTTGCTTCAATTCCGAGCAAGTCCCTTATTTTATTTTCAATAAATGTTTTTGTGTCTTCAGTTAAGCTCGAACCAAGCATGCTTAAATAAGTTTGAACTTCGTCTAATTTTTCTTTCAACGACTGTTGTCCCCATTGAAGTTTGGGTGTTTCTTCTTCGTTCACGATTGATGCTTCTTTCTTGAATATTTTTTGTTCGAGTGGGGTTTGTGCCGCTAACTGAATCGATTTAACGTGCCTTTGGAAAGCTTCGAGCTGAACTTTTGCCAATCCTTCAGGAATGTTGCCCAAGCCGAGTAAAACATAAGGAACTCTCCCGGCATAAACTATCTGGTTATCGTAGTGGGTGTAATAAGGCTTGAAGTCCATTACTTTTCCTCTTGTTCCGACAATTCCGATGTCAACTAAGTAGCTTGTAACCCATTCGTTTTTTGCTTTCAGGACAGCCATTTCGCTTGCAAAGCCTGAAATATCTGAATCAGCTGGAGGGTAGTTTTCGTTTCCGAGCTTGACGTGATAAGGCGCGTTTGCTTTTCGCTCTAAAATAAACGCCATGTCTCTTTCAATCTGGAGCTTGACTTTTAAAATATTCAACATCGGTTCAATCATGGACGTGCCGTAAGCCCTGTCGCCTACTTTGTTGTAAATAAAGTGCGCGATGTCGTCTGGTTCAAATTCAATTTCTTTTTTTCCGATTCCT